AATAGGAACAGTGGCGATTGGAACAAAACTTGTTTTTCAAACGGATGCTTTAATACAGAAGAACCTAAAATATTTATTTTCAACAAGCTTTCTGATTTAACATATAGGAATTGGTTGAACTCAAAAGCAAGATATATTTTGAATCAAATTCCTTCAAATGTTCTTTCATGGATTTGGGAAGATGATATGACTGATGATGAAAAAGAAGAACATCCTGAATATACAGTTACAGGTGGATTCTTAAAACATATTGAAGAAGAAACAGGAAGACAAATGTGGTGGGATGAACTTTCTACTGATGAAAAAGATGCTATTTTCAACATTCCAAACTTTGATAAAGAAATATTCAAAATAATAACTGGAATAAATGTTGAATCATAGAAAGAAGGTGGATTGATTATGAAATTATACCCACATCAGAAGCAGGCACTTGAACTGACTGAAGGAAGAAATAAAGTTGCATATTATCTTGATATGGGATTAGGAAAGACATTTGTTGGTGCTGAAAAATCAATCCAAATGAAAAAAAATATTTTGCTTGTATGTCAGAAATCAAAAATTGATGACTGGAAGGAACATTTTCTTGAATACTATGCTACACAAATAGTTTTATGCGATTTGACCAATAAGCTTGAATTTGAATCCTTTATCAAATTACAAGACAATGAAGGTTACATTGTTGTTGGTGTTATCAATTATGATTTGATGTTCAGAAGACCTGATTTGCTTAAATTACAAGATTTTACCTTGATACTTGATGAATCATCAAATATACAAAATGAAAAGGCTAAAAGGTCAAAATTTGTGCTTAAATTGCAGCCTGAAAATGTGGTTCTTTTATCAGGAACACCAGTGTCAGGTAAATATGAAAATCTATGGACACAAGCAAATTTAATTGGTTGGAATTTAAGTAAAAAAGTATATCAACAGCATTATGTAAATTGGGAAACTATTGATGTTGGTGGTGTTCCAGTTAAAACAGTAAACAAAGAAGACCCATACAAAAATATTGAAAGACTTAAAAATAAGTTTAGGAAACATGGTGCAGTTTTCATGAAGACAGAAGAATGCTTTGAACTTCCAAATCAAAACTTTATTGATATAAAAGTGAACAGTTCAAAAGAATATAGAAAGTTCAAAAGGAGCAGAATTGTCACAGTTTTTGGTGAAGAATTAGTTGGTGATACTAAACTTGTTCAAATGCTTTGTGAAAGAAAGCTTTGTGGAATGTATTCGCAGGAAAAACTACAAGCATTTAAGGATTTAGCAGAAAGTACCCAAGACAGATTGATTGTTTTTTATAACTTCAATGATGAACTATATTCATTAAAAAAAGTTGCTAAAGAATTAGAAAGACCAATTTCAGAAGTCAATGGAAAAATTAAAGACTTAAAAGCTTATGAATCAGAAAGTAATTCAATCACTTTCATCCAGTATCAGGCAGGTGCAATGGGATTGAATCTTCAGAAAGCAAATAAAATAATTTATTTCACACTTCCACTAGTAAGTGAATTATTTGAGCAATCAAAGAAAAGAATTCACAGAATAGGTCAAGAAAAGACTTGTTTTTATTACACATTGTTAGTGAAAGACAGTGTTGAACTTGACATCAAAGAAGTGCTTGAAATGAGAAAAAACTTCACTGATGAGTTGTTTAAGGGGCATTAAAATGAAACATGGTTTGAAAAATACAAGACTTTATAAAATTTGGCAACAAATGAAAAATAGGTGCTTAAATCCAAAAGGTAATAGATTTAAAGATTATGGAGCAAGAGGAATAACAGTTTGTGATGAATGGAAAAATGATTTTAAGGCTTTCTATGATTGGGCAATGTCAAATGGTTATTCTGATGATTTAACTATTGACAGAATAGACAATGATGGAAACTATGAACCATCTTAATTGGAGATGGGCAACAGCTAAAGAACAAGCAAATAATTCAAGGAAATGTCATATGATTGAATATCGTGGAAAAACTCATTCACTAACTGAATGGTCAGAAATCCTTGGTTTATCATTCCATCTTTTATCTAATAGAATAAATTCTTATAAATGGTCAATAGAAAAAGCCTTTGAAACACCAAAATCAAATAGAGGAAGGAAAAAGAAATGAACTATTCAAATAAAACTTATGGAAGAAGAATCATAAAAGGTTCAGATGCTTATGTAAAAAGAATACTACTTATTATGGTAGTGTGCTTCATTGCAGGTGGACTTTTAGGAATTTTAATCACAGGATTCATAGTTCACAAAAAAAGTGAACCACTTGGAAAATTAGAAAATGTTGTGATTAAAAATGAACCTAAATTGAACTGGTCAAGTGATAAGGATTTTATACCTTTAGATGTTCCACTTGATGTTGATGTTCAAGAATACATCTATTACTTATCAAATAGTTACAACATAGATTATAGCTTGATTATGGCGGTGATAGATACAGAATCAGGATTCAATGCAGATATAGTCAGCAGCACCAATGATTTTGGTTTGATGCAGATAAATAAATGTAATCACAAATGGATTCAGGAAACACTTGGAATCACAAACTTCCTTGATGCAAAGCAAAATGCAAGTGCAGGAATTTATGTGTTAAGAAGATTATTTGAAGTTAATGGAAATGACACAGTGAAGGTTTTGATGGCATACAATATGGGTCAAACTGGTGCTGAAAGATGTTGGAAACAAGGAATTCATTCCACATCTTATACTGAAAAAATTATCAAAAAACAGTTAGAATTCCAAAATCAAATAAAGGAGATTAAAGAAAATGAATGATTTAATGTTACTTAATGGTGAAAAGTTCAATGAAGAAGAAGTTCAGGTGTTCAATGAACAGTACCTTGTAGTGATGAAATCAATTGCTGATTTATCAAAGCAGAAAAAAGCAATTGAAGACCAAGAAAAGAAACTGAAAGCACAGTTTAAAAAGGTCTTTGAAGAACATGGAATTAAGTCACTTGAAAATGACTACTTGAAAATTACAAGAGTTGCACCAGGTGCAGATTCTACAACAATTGACCTTAAAGCATTTGAAGAAAAAGAGCCTGAAACATTCAAGGATATTTTGAAAGATTATCCAAAGGAAGTCAAAGGAAAGGCTGGTTATATCAGATTTAATGTGAAATAAAAGGATGGGTTTGATGGCACAGGAAAAAGCATTTGAAAATAAAGTGAAGAAGTTCTTGAAGGAAAACAACTGTTACTTCATCAAATACTGGGCAGGTGCTGCATTCACCAAGTCAGGTGTTCCTGATGTGCTTTGTTGCTGCAATGGCAAATTTTTAGGAATTGAATTGAAAGCACTTAATGGAAAAGCTTCAGACTTACAAATTTATAATCTTAAAAAAATTGATGAAGCAGGTGGATTTGGAATCTTGCTATATCCTAAAGACTTTGAAAAGTTTAGGAATTTAATATATGACATAAGTATGGATGAATACCCGAATGCTTATGATGACTTAAAAGTGAGGTGATTAGATGTCTAAAAAAAGAAATTACATTTGTCGCTATTGTAAATATTGCATTAGAGATGAAACCAAGTTATATGGTAAATGTAAACATCCAAGTTTGAAAGTATATATGGATGTTGCACCATATCATGATACACCTAATTCTAAATGTCCAAAAAATTAATGAAAGAAGGTGATTGATATAATGCAAGTGTCACATAGCAGGGTTGAATGCTTTGAATCGTGTCCTTTCAAGTATCACTTAAGATATATTGATAAAATCGGCACTATAAAAGCAGACAATGCAGATAATGCACTGTATCTTGGAACTGCACTTCACACAGGACTTGAAAAAGATGTGGAAGCTGCAATCAATGAATACTATATGCAATATCCAGTAATAACGGATGAACATATAAATGAAGCTATAAAGCTTGAAATTCTAATACCAAAGGCAGCTGCAATTGCACCAAAGGGATTTAATGAAGTAGAAATATCAGATGATGACTTCAAAGGTTTTATTGATTTACTTGTACCAGCAAAGTCAGCTACAAGACTTAATGGTGAATATCAAGACCTTCCTGATGTGTTTGATATTTATGATTTTAAGTATTCAAACAACACAAGTCATTATAAGGACAGTGTTCAAGTACACTTATACAAATACTTTTATGAAAAATTGAATCCAGGTAAAAAAATTAGAAAGTTATTTTATCTTTGTACACCAAAGGTGAATATAAAACAAAAGAAAACTGAATCTTTACAAGAATTTAGAAAAAGGATTCAGGAAGAAGCTATGAATGTAGAACCAAAACTGGTTGAAATAGAATATGACCAAAGCAAAGTGATTGATTGGCTTTTCAAAGTCAAGCACATGACAGAAGCTGAAGAATTTTACAAAAATCAAAGTTGGTTATGCAGATATTGTGATTACAATGACTATTGTCAGAAAGGATGGGATTTTATGTTATTACCAAAGAATGAGAGAAGAAACATTGAAAAAGTTGAAAAGAAGGTTGTGTGGTTGTATGGTTCACCATTCAGTGGAAAGACCACATTTTCAAATAAATTTCCTGACCCACTAATGCTTAATACTGATGGAAATATCAAGTTTGTAGATGCACCATTCATTGCAATCAAAGACCAGGTTGAAGTGGTTGGAAGAATGACCAAAAGAACTATGGCATGGCAGGTATTTAAGGATGTTATTGCTGAACTGGAAAAGAAAGACAATGAATTTAAGACAATCATTGTTGACTTACTTGAAGACACTTATGAGTATTGCAGATTATACATGTATGACCAAATGGGCATTACACATGAAAGTGATGATTCCTTCAGGGCATGGGATAAGGTCAGAACTGAATTTTTATCTACACTTAAAAGGTTGATGGCACTTGATTATGAAAACATCATATTGATTTCACATGAAGATACTTCAAAAGACATCACCAAAAAGGGTGGTGATAAAATCACAGCTATTAAGCCAAATATGCAGGAAAAGACAGCAAATAAGGTTGCAGGTATGGTTGATATAGTCGCAAGGGTAATTGCTGATGGTGACATTAGAACATTATCTTTCAAGACAAATGAAGTAATCTTTGGTGGTGGCAGACTTACAACTTCAACAAATGAAATTGCACTTGATTATGATGAATTCTTAAGTGTATATGAAGAAGCTAACAAGGCAGCGGTTGCATCTATGACAAAACCAAAATCAACATCAAGAAAATCTTCAAAAAAAGAAGAAAAGGTTGAAGATGTTCCATCTGAACCGCTTGATAATGAAGAAGCACTTGTAAAAGAAACTAAACAGATTGAATCAGAAGATAAAGCTGATGAAGTAGAAGATACAACTGAAGCTGAAGAAACTGATGAAAGACCTGAAACAGAAGAAGCAGCTGAAGAGCCTGAAAAGGAAGAAAAAGCTGAAGAAAAACCAAAAACAAGAGTTAGAAAAAGAAGGGAGAACTAATCGTGGAAGAATTATTTGAAGCAGTTATGAAAGCGGCAATGGCAGATGCAATGAAGAACAAGGCAGAAGGAAATCAGCAAAATGATATAACATCAGAAGTTAAAAAGATAGCTGAAGCAAACAAGAACCTATATGATGCACATATAGCAGCAGGATTCACAGAAGAACAGGCACTTGCAATAGTGGTTGCAGTTAATAATTAAATTTTGAAAGGATAAAGGTGAAAAATTATGGCTAATTTATTTGACAAATGGGATAACAGTATTGATGTTGAAGGTCTTGCAAAAGATGTTCAGGATGCAGCAGAAAATGGAAGTGGTTCATACAAAGAAGTTGAACCAGGTGAATATGAAGTTTCTATTGAAAAGATGGAACTTAAAGCATCATCAAAAGGTGACCCAATGGTTATTATATGGTTCAAGGTAGTATCTAATGGAGAATACAAAGGTAGTTTGATATTTATGAATCAGGTAATCACACAAGGATTCCAAATTCACATTGTAAATGAACTATTAAGAGCAATGACAGAAGAATGCAGTGATGCACCTGAAATTGAATTTAAGGGTTACAAGCAATATGCAGATTTAATCATGGATGTTCAGGAACTTGTATCTGATAATTTTGAATATGCTTTGAAGTATGGTCAAAATAAAAAAGGATTCAATACTTTTGAAATAACAGAAGTATTTGTACTTGAATAACAGGAATAATGAATCTACAAGGGTATTTTTATACCCTTGTAGTTCAGAATTTCTGAACTAATTAAGAAAGGATGTGAATTAAAAAGTGATTTTTTATGACTTTGAAGTGTTCAAATATGACTGGTTAGTTGTTGCAATAGATATGAATGCTAAAAAAGAACATGTAATCATAAATGATGCTGATGCACTTGAAGAATTGCATAAACAGCACATCAAAGATATTTGGGTTGGATTTAATTCACTTCACTATGACCAGTACATTTTCAAAGGTATTCTTTGTGGTTTTGACCCTAAAAAAATCAATGATTTTATCATTGCAAAAGGTAATCCAGGGTGGAAATTTTCATCACTATTAAGAAATATACCACTTATAAATTATGACGTGATGCTGAACCTTGACAGGGGATTGAAATGGTTTGAAGGTTCAATGGGAAATAACATCAAGGAATCAAGTGTTCCATTTGATATAGACAGAAAGTTGACTGATGCTGAACTTGCTGAAACAGTCAAATATTGTAGGCATGATGTAGAGCAAACAATTGAAATATTTCTTCAGAGAAAAGAAGAATTTGAAGGAAGAATGGGTCTTGTAAAACTTGCATGTGCAGGTAGTGGACTTGATTTGAATTTATTATCAAAGACTAAACCACAGCTTTCAGCACTTATCTTAAATGCACATAAAGTTGCAGACAGGGGTGATGAATTTGACATTGATTTTCCTTCAACACTTGAAATATCAAAGTATCAGAATGTTATTGACTGGTACAAGAATCCTGATAATCGCTGCTATTACAGAATAGTACCTGGAAAGAAAAAAGCAGAACAGAATAAATTTGAAACCATGATTGCTGGTGTACCACATACATTTGCATGGGGTGGTGTTCATGGTGCAAGGGAAAAATATCACAAAAAAGGATACTTTCTAAATATGGATGTGGCTTCACTTTATCCATCTTTGATGATTCTTTATAATCTGCATAGCAGAAACATAGTTGACCCACAGAAATATATTGACATCTATCATGAAAGATTAAGACTGAAGAAATTAAAAGACCCATTACAAGCGGTATTAAAAATCGTCTTAAATTCCACTTATGGGGTTATGAAAGACAAAAACAATGCACTATATGACCCGCTTCAAGCAAACAGGGTTTGTGTATATGGTCAGCTACTACTTCTTGATTTGATTGAACATCTTGAATCTAAATGTGAAATAGTACAGTCAAATACAGATGGTGTACTTGTCAGAATGCCTGATGGAATGAATGAAGATGAATGGTTCAGCTGGGTTGATGATGTAGCTTATGAATGGGAACAAAGAACGCACCTTCAGCTTGAATTTGATGAATATAGGGAAGTTTTTCAGAAGGATGTAAACAACTATATTGTTGTAACTGCTGATGGGAAATACAAGTCCAAAGGTGCTTATATAAAAGAATTATCAAATCTTGATTATGGTGATTTTCCAATAATCAACAAAGCACTTACTGACTACATGGTGAAAGGTGTTCCAGTTGAAAAAACAATCTTTAATGCTGAAGAACTCAAAGATTTTCAAATGGTTGCAAAGATTACAAGCAAATACAGCCGCATCTTACATGGAAATACTGAAATCAAAGAAAAGTGCATCAGGGCGTTTGCTTCAAATAAGTCTTCAGATAGTGGGGTTCAAAAGGTCAGTGTTAGAACTGGTAAACCTGAAAAGATAGCTAATTCACCTGAAAACTGCTTTTTATTTAATGAAGATATAAATGGTATCAAGTGTCCATCAAAACTAAATAAACAGTGGTATGTGGACATTGCACTTGAAAGATTGAAAGGGTTTGGGGTGGAATGATTACAAAACAAGAATTGATTGAAGAAAATAAAAGACTAAAAAAAAGAATAGAAGATTTAGAATTTGATTTTAATAACTTAAATGATTTGTATTCTGAAATGGAAAATAAATATGCAGAAGTTCAAAATGAATTTGATTCACTTGAAGGAATATATGATGTTGAATGGTTCAAGTTTAAATTAGCATCAGATAATTTATTAACACCTGAATTAGAAGATTTCATCAGACAGTATCTTCGATTTTACAATGAAAGGAAGTGATGAAGAATGTTTTTCAAAGGCTATGTTCTAACAAAAAATAAAAAGTGCATTGAAAAGTTCAAAGGAAGAACATCCTTCAAATCTTATGATGAAGTTAAAAGTGAATCTGAATTTGCAGGCATCCTTGCTGAAAACACTATATTGATTGATGTTGATGACTTTGAGCAGTCAGAAATATTGTTCAACATAGTCAAAGAAAAACAGCTTTGTTGCAGAGTTTACAAGACCACAAGGGGAAAACACTTTTTATTCAACAATTCTGACCTTGTGAACTCAAACAGGACACATGCAACACTTGCACTTGGAATAATAGCAGACATCAAGATTGGAAAAAGAAATTCTTATTCAGTTTTGAAATTTGCAGATAAAGAAAGACCAATACTTTATGACACAACAGGAAAAAAGGAAAAAGCGGGTGACCTTCCAAAGTGGCTATTTCCAGTAAAAACAAGCACAGATTTTATTGATTTGGAAGCAGGTGATGGAAGAAATCAGGCACTATTCAACTATATCTTGACACTGCAATCCTTTGATTTTTCGGTTGAAGAAGCAAGGGAAAGTATAAAGCTAACAAATGAATTTGTGTTAAAAGAACCACTGACAGATGATGAACTTGATGTAATTTTAAGGGATGAAGCATTTGCGAAACCAGTATTTTTCAAGGGTGCAACATTCTTATTTGATAAGTTCGCAACATCCCTGAAGAATAATCACCACATCATCAGAATAAATGGACAGCTGCACATATACAAAGACGGAATTTATATTCCAGGACAGACAGAAATTGAATCAGCAATGATTTCACACATACCACAGTTGAACAAGGCTAAAAGGTCAGAAGTTATGGCATATCTTGATATTTTAATCAGGGAAAACACACCAACTGCTGATGCAAAAATGATAGCTTTCAGAAATGGACTGCTAAACATTGAAGATGATAGTTTTGTTCAGTTTACACATGAACACATAATTACAAATATAATTCCTTGGGATTACAATCCCAATGCTTATTATCAGCTTACTGATGAAGTAATGAACAACATCAGTTGCCATGATAAAGAAATAAGGCAGTTGCTTGAAGAAATGATTGGATATTGTATGTTCAGAAGAAATGAACTGGGGAAAGCATTCATTCTGACAGGTTCAGGAAGTAATGGCAAATCAACATTCTTGAATATGCTTAAAACAATGATAAGTAAAAAGAATTTATCAGTTCTTGACCTGAAAAAGTTGGATGACAGATTTTCAACAGTAATGTTATTCAATAAGTTAGCAAATATTGGTGATGATATATCTGATGAATTTATCACAGATTCAGCGTCATTCAAAAAAATTGTAACAGGTGAAACGATAGATGCAGAGCAGAAAGGACAGCCAAAATTTGATTTTGAACCTTATGTGAAGCTGATATTTAGTGCAAATAACATTCCAAGGATTGGTAAAGGAAAAGACAGTTCAGCAATAAAAAGAAGACTTGTAATAATACCTTTTAATGCACGATTTGACAGTTCAAATCCTGATTTTAAGCCTTTCATTGGTGATAAATTAAGGGGTCAAGAATCAATGGAATATATGATTCGACTTGGACTGAAAGCACTTAAAAATCTACTTAAAGAAAGAAAGTTCACTACATCTGAAGCAATGCAAAGAGAACTTGAAGAATTTGAAGAAACAAATAATCCAGTGCTTGGGTTCTTCCATGAAGCTGAAAGAGATAGTGACATTAAGATTGAAAATGAACCAACAAGTGAAGTTTACAAATCTTATCGGGAATACTGCATCATGTCAAATTTAACACCAATGTCAGCTGGAGAATTCAGCAAACAGGTCAAGAAATACTATGGTTTTACTATAAAAGATAGAAAAATTCAGGGGAAAAAGTACAGAATCTTTGTGAAAGAAGGTGAAAATGATGGAGAATAACTATAAAGATTTTATAAATAACAAAAATTTTATACTTGAAAATAATGGATTTGATGTTGATAAATCTGAATTGAATCCTTCAATGTTTGACTTTCAAAAAGATATTGTTAGATGGGCATTGAAAAAAGGAAGAAGTGCAATTTTTGCAGATTGTGGAATGGGAAAAACATTGATGCAGCTTGAATGGTCAAAAAAAGTAGGTGGAAAAATACTTATAGTAGCACCTTTATCTGTAACCACTCAAACACAAAGAGAAGGTGAAAAATTTGGTTATAAGGTTACAATTTGTGAAAGTCAAGAAGATGTTCAAGATGGAATTAATATCACAAATTATGAAAAATTAGATAAATTTGAATGTAATATTTTTAATGGTGCAGTTCTTGATGAATCAAGTATTCTGAAATCATTCACAGGAAAAATAAGAACTCAAATAATAGATTACTTTCAAAAGACACCTTATAAATTAGCTTGTACTGCAACACCAGCACCAAATGATTTTATGGAACTTGGAAATCATTCAGAATTTTTAGGAATAATGACAAGAGCTGAAATGTTATCCATGTACTTTGTTCATGATGGTGGTCAGACTTCAAAATGGAGATTAAAAAGACATGCCGAAAGTATATTTTGGCAATGGATGGCATCTTGGGCAGTATTTATTGATAATCCTGCAAACCTTGAATATGAAGTTAAAGGATATGATTTACCTAAACTAAACATACATGAAATTATTGTTGATGGTGAAGAGCCTTCAACTGAAAATTTAACACTCACTCAACGAAGACAGGCAAGAAAGGATTCACTTGAATTAAGATGTCAAGCTGCTGCTGATTTAGTTAATAGTAATGATGAACAGTGGCTTGTATGGTGTGATTTGAATGATGAAAGTCATAGATTATGGGAACTATGTGAAGATTCATGGGAAATTAAAGGTTCAGATAAACCTAAATATAAAATAGAAACAATGGTTGATTTTAGTAATGATGAAATCAAATGTTTAGTAACAAAGCCAAAGATAGCGGGATTCGGTATGAACTGGCAGCAATGTCACAATATGATATTTGTCGGTTTGTCAGATAGTTATGAAGCATATTATCAAGCATTAAGAAGATGTTGGAGATTTGGACAAACTGAAGAAGTTAATGTTTATATTGTAATTTCAGCAAAAGAAGGATGTGTTAAGGAAAATATTCAAAGAAAAGAACAAGATAATATAAAAATGCAAAAGGCTATGATTGAACTTACAAAAGAAATAACTAAAAAAGAATTGAAGCAAACTTGTAGAATTTCAACACCTTATAATGCAGAAATTGAAATGAAATTACCTGAATGGGAGGAATTTGTAGCATGAAAGTATTAAATCAAAAAATAGAAGAATTTTATAGTTTATATCATGGGGATTCATGTGAAGTATTAAAAGGATTACCTGATGATAGTGTTCATTATACATTATTTAGTCCACCATTTTCATCACTTTATACTTATTCAAATAGTGATAGGGATATGGGAAATTCTAAAAATGATGATGAATTTTATAAGCATTTTGAATTTTTAGTTAATGAACTTTACAGAATAACAATGCCAGGTAGACTGTTATCATTTCATTGTATAAACATACCATTGATGAAACAAAGAGATGGTGTAATAGGATTAAAAGATTTTAGGGGTGATTTGATAAAAATGTTTGTAAATGCAGGGTTTATTTTTCATAGTGAAGTTTGTATTTGGAAAAATCCAGTTACAGAGATGCAAAGAACAAAAGCACTTGGATTATTACACAAACAAATAAAAAAAGATTCATCAATGAGTAGACAAGGTATACCTGATTATGTAATTACAATGAGAAAACCAGGGGAAAATCCTGAACCTATTGAACATACAAATGAAAG